ATTAGAATTAAATGGTACGATGATAGAACACGTTTATAAAGATTCTTTAAAAGCGTGCCTTTACTCAAAGCGCATAGCTAAACAAGAAGTAAATCCAGAACGAGTAGTCTTCAAATGTAAAAAGGTAGAGGCAGAGACAGAGGTCTATCAGGATAGAAAAAGAATTATAAGAATAATAGACTGATGAAAAAGTCTAACAAGCACAGGAATCCTGTGGCAAAACAACTAAGACATTTTAAACAAAAAGTGGTAAAGTCTAAGAAACGCTATGACAGGAAAAAACTTTCTAAAATTTAATGCAGAAGTAGTTCAAGGCAAGTGTCCAACTTGTGATGAATTAACTTTGTTAGTAGGACTTACAAAAGAATTTTATAGATGTATGAATTGTGGTGCTGATCTAGAACAACATGTCAATGGTAAGATAAGTTATCTTCCTGCAATTGTTGCGCCTGAAGGAACTAAACCATTTGTAAGAGAGTGGCGAGACGACGATGGCAAAAGCTAAAGGTCTTTACGTGAAGATAGCGCATGAGCCTATCTTTCACAAAACATCGATTGGTCGTAAACCTAGTCTTACAAAAATGAACAAATCAAAACGTAGATCTTTTAAGAAGTATCGTGGCCAAGGAAAGTAATGAAATTTGTATTAATATTAATACTGTGCTCAGGAATGAGTGGACAATGTATAACACCTTACGAACATCCTGTTCGTTTTGAGTCTATGTATGAGTGTCTACAATATGGTTACAATGAGGCATCTAAAAAATTAGCTGAAATAGGTCCTGATAAAGTTAATAAAGCCTATGCTCACATTAAGTTTTATTGTCAACCTATGAGCGAAGTCTAGAATCATTCTAAGTTGTCTGCCCGTCCCAAGAAAGGGACGAACAAACAAAAGGTGTGAGAAGAGACTTTCTTTCTATCTTAAAAAAATAACACTTGCAACCCTTGTTTTATTATTATAGATTCCCATATATGAAAATAGAAAACAACAATAGAAAGGACAAACAACATGGCTGATCCAGCTAAATTTAAGTCAGTATCCGTATCGGTAGCGACTTATAAAGTATTAAAGTTTCTAGGAGATGGTAAAATTACTGACGCCGACTTAACTGTAAGTAAAACAATAGAAAGTCTTGCTAAAAAAGAAGGAAAGAAACATGGATACAAAAACGGAAAAGGTAGTTAAAGAAATCTGTAAGGAGTGTAGAGGAAATGGATATGTTAGAATTCCATATCATTTGGCCAAAGAAGAGATTTGGGCTGATTGTAATGAGTGTGAGAATCAAGGAGAAATATTAGTTGAAAAGAAATAATAGTTATATTTATCCACGAACCATTCGTGAAGTAATAGATGGTAAACGTCATTATGATATTAATGATAGTAAACTACCATCTGTTACTACTATATTGTCTCAGACTCAAACAGCCGAGAAACGCGAATCGTTGGCGGCATGGCGTAAATCTATCGGCGAGGAAAACGCGACGCGGATCGTGGATCAAGCTGGTGCCAGAGGTACAGCGATGCACAAAATTTTAGAAAAATATATTATAGAACAAGGTTATTTAGATTTAACAAACGTTGGCAAAGAAGCACACAACATGGCATTACGAGTCATAGAACAAGGACTATGTAATGTTACAGAATTTTATGGCAGTGAATG